AACCCCTCCCATAAGAGGGGTTTTTTATTTCCAAAATATTTCATATCTTTGTGGTATGAAAAAATATATGTTGTTATTTGTTGTTGCATCTTTATTGTTATGTTCTTGTAAGACTTCAGGTTATGGTTGTAAGGGTAATGAGAGTTGGAACCATATGGTTAAGAGAAATAATAATGGGTATTAGTTATATAGTCAGGTGGGCGTAATGCGGGACGGTTCCCAAGTCCAGTTATATGGTTGCTTATCCGGTTCGAATCCGGCCCTGACTACAAAATAAATAAATTATGACACCAAAAGAAAAAGCAGAAGAGTTAGTTGATAAGTTTTATCCTATGTTTGATAATTCTGTAAGAGATATATTAGCCAAAAAATGTGCATTAATAGCAGTGGATGAAATCCTACAAATGGTTGATGAAACTATGCAAGGATGGTTAGATGCTGATATTATAGCTCATTGGAAGCAAGTAAAACAAGAAATAGAAAAGTTATGATATTATTATTAATCTTAATTGGAACATTTGTGTTATCGTATTTTATGACTAAACAACATGAAGGAGATGACCCATTTTTCTTTTAAAAACAAATAACTATGGAACAAACAGCAGTAGAATGGTTAATTGAAAATTTACCTGAAAGATTTAAGAACGCTCTTATTAATACATGCACAAAAGAAATTGAGCATGCAAAGGCAATAGAGATGGAAAAGTTAGTAAGAGCTTATGAGGTTGGATGGAAGAATGGAACATTAAAAAAGGCTCCAAGTTTTGGGATTGATTATTATAATGAAACATATAATAATCCAAGTTGACTACAATATGTAGTCATCTGACGTATAACACTTTTATGTACGTAAAAGTGCATTATATAACACTTTTATGTACGTAAAAGTGCATTATAATACAGAAAGTACGTAAAAGTGCATTATAATACACAAATAAGTAAACAATGGACCTTCCAACATTCTTAATAATTCTTTTTGGTTTATTAATATTCCTTGAAACAGTTACAACTCATAAGGAGGATTTATGAATGTATTCAATAAACTTTTTGTTTCACATAGGGTTAAGATTGGACCAACGGTTGTTTCATCATATAGGAATCAAGTTGGTACAATATTTTTTTATCCAAGTGAATATAACTCATTCATTGATGATTATTCTTGTGTTGGGTTGTATGATAATGGGGATATTGTAATTTCTCACGATATTATTAAGTTATTGGATTATACATCTCATCGTGATGAGTTTATCCCATATTGTGTTGATATATGGAATAGGGAGGTGTTGAGCAAGGGTAATAATCAATTGGTGTTATGTAATAGGGTATGTTCTCTTATGAATGGTTATATATTTTTGTAATTAAGGTATTTATCCTATATGAAATATATTATCTCTGAAAATAGAATGACTGATTTGGTTGAAAAGCTTGTTCATACAGTTTATCCTAAATTTAATAAAAATGATGCTGAAGTTCTTAAATGGAATGATGCAGGTGTACTTTATAATCCTGTTAATGGTGGAAAAGGAGCATATTATGAATATTTTGATGATGAAAAAGGTGGAATACTATTTGCCAGATATTGGATATGGGAATTTGAATTGCAACTTAATCCTGAGTTATTTAATGCTTTGGAAAATTATTTTGGTGAAGATAATGTGGGATATGTTCTTGATTGGTTTAATAAAGAATTTAATATGGATGCAACATCTGTCACATATTAATTGGTACAATTAAAATATCACGTATATGAAATACATTATAACAGAAAACCAATCAAATTTTTTACTACACGACATTTTAGATGAGATGTTTAAAGGACATACAATTAAATTTGTTGAGACAGGAGAAATGTTAATTTATGTTGGAGATAAATTGATGATGGTAAAAGAACCAGGTAGAGCAGTATTATCAAAAGATATTCTTGATAAAGCTCAAAATACTTTATTTTATGATAGTATGAAAGATTTTAAGGATTCTGTTAGAGCTTGGGTAGTGAACAATTTTTATATTAAACCCGGTAATGAAACATTATTTGGCATTAATTTTAAAGATTTTGGAGATGGTGTTAAAATTGTTAAACATAGAAAAAATAAAGTTAAATAGTTTCTATTTATAATAACATGAGCAGATACGTAATAACAAAAAATCAATTCCATAAGATTGTTTATAACATTTTGGATGATATGATTGAAGAAGGTGGTGTTAAAAGGGAAGAAAATCCATATTCTGGTGGTGCATACAGACTTGAAATGTTTAATGGTAATGATGAGGAGATTATACTATATTTCTATTATCCACCTGGAGAAGATGATGATGGAAACCCTCACAATGGACATGGTAGTATTCACGTTAATTGGACTGTTGACGATAAGATTAGTAAGTTATTGTCTATAAGACAAAGTAAGACATTGGACATTATTGCCGATTGGGTGACAGATAAATTTGGTGTTGATGTTGACGAGGTCACCGTATACCCAAAAAAGTAACCTCAATTTATGGTTAAGGTTTTTTATTTAAATTATTTTTATATATTTGGTTTATGTTTAATCACCTTGTACGTTTTATTGTTGGATTATCTATTTTGACGGGAACATACTTTTTTTCCCTTTGGTTATTTATTGAATGGTATGATAAACTATTCTGGGTGGTATTTTTGATTATGTCATATCTTGTTGGGTATTCGATAGATTATTTATCTAAGAAAAATAAGGATTAATATTTTATCCCTTCATTAATGATGGGTTTTTTATTTATTAATATATTTATTAATATATTTATTAATAAACTAATATCATGCCAAATTTAAACTTTTTTGTTGGGTATTCTACAACTTTGAGTGGAGCTCAAAGTGTTGAATTAACTTCTACGGTATATGCGGAAGATTTGGGGTTATGTGATAGCTGTGTTGCAATAACATTAAGTTGTTGGGCTTGTCTAACAACAGAACAAAAAGTATTTTATGATGATGCTCTTTTATCACCTGTTGATGATGGTTATTATGTTTTAATTTATGAAGATGGAAGCAGAGCGACGTGGTATATTGTTGGTGGATATCCTCAGGGAGCAGGATTTTATAATTAAATTTAAAAATAAATAATATGGGAACGGCAGCAAAAAAACCAAGACCAATGAAATCAAGAAAAAATGGTCTAAAACACAGAGACAGAATAAATAAAAATAATGAGGTTATAAAAAAACTATCAAAATCATCTACATGAAAAAGACCATCAAAATAACAGAAAAAGAGATTAACAATATTGTTAGAAAAGTTTTAAAAGAACAGACAAATCCACCTCTTCAGGCAAAACCCGCTGCGGCACCACCATCACAATTTAATGATAGAATTGCTAATATTGCATCTATGTTGGCATCAGTTGAACCGAAGCAAGTTACCAGATATTTTATCAAAACAAATAATCCAAAATTAAATGGTAAAGAATGGGATTGGTATGTTCGTACATTCAAAATTACTCCACAAGAAATTCAACAATCTAAACAATTAATGGCCAAATTAGGAACAAAAAATCCTATGGAAATTTTACAACAATATAATTTGAATCAACAATTAACAGGAAATACTCAAACAAGTGGAATTACACAAACAACAGCACAAAAACCAACAACTGCACCAGCATTAGGAACTAAAAAGGCTTAATAAAATGAAAAAGAAAATTATAATTTCACTTATAGTAATCATCATAATTGGATTAATAACTTTATTAATTATTAAGTCGTCAAAAAAAGAACCTGAAAAATATTTTAATTCGGTTAAATTTAATAGTGTTAATTATGTAAATAATAATACTAACAAAAATTACTACGATACAATAATTAAAGTTGGTTTGGAAAAATTAAATTTAAGAGACGTATCTGTTTTAATAACACCATTATCACCATCAATAAAATCTAGTCTTGGAGATAATTACGAATTAAAAGCACATCTTAGAGAAAATGGGGATGAATATGTGTTATTTATTAATGATGTAAGTAGAGAAGAATCTATTACAATAATTTCTCATGAATTAATTCATTTAAAACAATATCTCACCAAAGAATTAGTTTATTCTAACGGAATTGTATATTGGCAAAAAAAAGAATTTGTATTAAATGACATTGGATATGGTGACAGACCTTGGGAAACAGATGCATTTAATAAAGAACCTGAATTATCTAGTAAAATAAAATCTGTATTATATTAATTGATTTTTTTATACAATTTTCATATTATTAAAAGAAAAAATATGAGTAAAGTAAAAATTTCTACAGACAAAGGCGACATGATTGCCGAATTATACGATAACGAAACCCCAATCGCAGCAAACAATTTTCTAAAACTTATCGGTCAAAAATTCTATGATGGATTAAAATTTCATAGAGTTATCCCTAACTTCATGATTCAAGGTGGATGTCCTAATGGAACAGGTACTGGTGGACCTGGATATCAAATTCAGTGTGAAGTAAACGCTCCAAAACAATTTCATGATAGAGGTGTTTTATCTATGGCTCACGCAGGCCGTAATACAGGAGGTTCCCAATTTTTTATCTGTCATAATAGACAAGGTGTTGCACATCTTGACGGAAACCATACTTGTTTTGGTAAAGTAGTTGAAGGACTTGATGTAATTGACGAAATAAGACAAGGAGATAAGATAAATTCTATCTCAGTAATCTAATAAAGATTTTTTTAAAGAGACCCCCAATTAAAGTTGGGGGTTTTATATTTATATATGATGAGATATACCATTACTGAATCAAAATTAGATGAAATTATCGTTAATTATCTTAATAAGATGTATGACGTTAATGATATCCATTGGACAAATCCAATGGGAGATGGTGAATATAACAATGGATGGAATGAAGACCCAAATAGAATTTATTTTTATAAAGGAGATTTTGATGACGATGAACGATTATTTTTATGGTATGATAAAGAATATTGGAATGTTGAAAGGTCTGATAATGCTAAAAATTTTTATCAGAAATCACCGGTATTAGATTTTGAAAACGCAAATGATTTAGAAACGTTGAATGGTTATTTTGGAGATAAATGGGTTCCTGTATTTAAAAAATGGTTTGGAGATAATTTTAAAATACCGGTTAAATCAATTTTTAACGTAGACGTATAAAAAAATAAAAAATGAAAAAAATTATATTAAAAGAATCTGAACTTATTAAGTTAATTGAGACAGCAATGGACTTGGACATTTATAGTCAACAAT